CTGTTTCCAAACAGGACTGGGCAAAAGCAATGTCACCACGCACGCCCTCTTCCGTGCCTTCCGTGATATACAGAGGAATCATCTTTGTGACCGAATCGGACACCTGTGGATTTACTTTTTTGATGTAAACCTTCATCTGTTCAACGCTGGCCTGTGGGGTTCCCATGATCTTTATCATATTTTCCTCCTGTGAGGGTGATCACTCACCCTCTGAATTTTTATATTTTGTTCTTTCCCAGATCTCCTTGACTTTCTCCCAGCCTCCGGTTGCAACCAGATACACGATAAATGCTGCAATCACAGATGCTACAATGTAATACCAGGTTATTGCAGCTTTATAATATGTGCACAGAATCAGTAATGCTACCGGGCACAGAATCAGGGATGCTACAAGGGCAACAATACTGGTCTGAATGTTCTTCAGACCTGGAAGATCTTTGATCACCTGCACGATTGCTGAAACGATAAATGCCAGGATTCCGATCAGGGCCAGGGCGTAAGTTACATACTGTGTGATAGTGTTAATATTCATAGTCATTCTCCCTTTCTTTTGATATGCAGTTCTTCAATTTCCTGTTTCATTTTTGTTACCATGCCATTTCCGCCAAGTCTGTGGTAAGCTTCGTACATTTCGCAGAAATTCTGATATGCGTATGACGGAATATCTCCCATCTTCGTATACTTTGAGTGATACTCAATCATCTGGACGCGAAGCAAGAGCATAGTTCCCTTACTGTTTGCGTCTCGATCTTTCTTCTGATTTTTCAGAAGCCAAACGATATAACCAAGCAAAATCGGCAATGCGATAAGATATGTTTGTGTGAGTATTTCTTTCAATTATTCACGCTTTCTCCGGCTATTGCGCCGGCGCAATTTTCTGTAAAATAAAAGAGCCTGTCACGGCTCGGCTCTGATCTTCATAAATAAATCCTTTCTATCCTTTCAATCAAACACTGTTATCCTTATCTTCGAAAACATCTTCCGCTCCTTCGAACTCCAGAAGGGTTTTGAGATATTCATATGCTTCCTTGATACTCAGATCGCTAAATTTCTCAGTTTCATAGGTGACAATTTTCTGATAAGGCTGCTGAATTTCTCCCGCGAGCTGTTTATTCCTGATCTCTTCGGAAGCCAAGGAAATCACAGCAACAGAGCAATGACTGTTTACAGTGTTTGATACATACAGGATGCGGTGGTATTCAGTAATCACACCATCCTCCTGGATTATCTTCTTTTTTAATGCCATTTTGATTCTCCTTTAGCTAAAATGTGATTTTTATACTTGCCATGATAGCGCAAGTATCATTATTCACAATGTTCTTAATATCAGTGTCAGTAAAACCATTACTATCAATTCCCATTTTAGCTCTAACGTTTAATCCGTTACGCCCTCCTATAACCGCAGCTGTATACGATGCCGGTTTTATAGGTTTTGAAGCAGTCGAGTTATATATATACTTTCCATTTTGCCGAATCGTGAGCCCATTTATGCTTGATATCGAAACTGGGGTGGACATAATTGGTCGGGATAATGGAATATGAAATATGACTTCCTGTTTATTTGATGTAACATATCCATTTACATAAAACTCCATATTTATTACGTCGTCAGCGCGGTAATATGGTCTTAATGTACCGCTAAACTTACCGCCGTTGGGACGATCCAGTGTATATTCGCCGAATTTAATAATAAAATCCCCTGGCGTTATTATTCCGTTTCTAACAAATGCATAGCCATCATCAACTGCGAACCAGGGATAATCCCCAATAGTATTTGTATTACTTCCAACCACAAGCGGGCAATCTGAATAAGTATATTGCATATTACTGCTTAATGGGTATCCTATTCGTACTCGTTCGCCAAATTCAGCCTTATTTCCGATTTGAATTCCATTTTTAGTAGGTTTCATTAAAACTTTTCCAAACTTCAAGCTGCTCTCAATCTCTCCGGAGTTGATATGGAATACCTTTCCTGTGATCCAGGCAGTTGCGTCGGAATCGGGTGTTATGGCGGTGTCGCTGGTGCCTTTAAACTGGATGGAATCGTTGGTGATTTTCAATTTGTTTTTGGAATTGGAATGACCGAGTAAAATATTGCCGCTTTCGAGAGTGATATATTTCTGATAAGTTCCAACTTCGGCACCGTCAACCATTGTGGCTGTTTTCCATTTAAACGCCCAATCGTTGTATGTTTTCACAAATTCAGAACTTATATCCACGTCTTTTTTCAGACCAGAGGCTAACGTGTAAGCATCTTCTGCCGTAGTTCGATATGCCAGTGACTGCTCAACACCATTCGTTGGCTTTGTGTCTTGTTTTGTAAAATTTGGATTCCATCCGCTGTAAATACCAGATATGGTGTAATTTCCATTCCAGTATAGCCATGGAAGATATGTCCAAACTTCACACACATTCGATGCAGTTGCTCGTACACTAACCAGAAGGTCTTTAGTGTTCTGTCGTGTAACGCTTGCTCCAAATGCCGCCGTCGTACTTGCTTTGTCCTGCCACCCATCTTTTATGATGATCTCGGCTTGAGAATTTTGGCTTTCTGTCCCGTTGAAACCGTTTCCGGTCTGAAGAGTAATAACGACAACTGAAGCATCGCCGGCGGACGTGAGTGTCCCAAGTCGAACCCATTGCGCTTTGCCGTTTGCCCCGCCAAAAGAATAACTCTTTGTCGCAATCTTGTTTAAAGCATTTACTGAAGAATTGGCATTATCTGCTGATTTTTGGGCCGTGTCGATTTTATTATCCACATCTTCAGGCGCAGGCGTCCAGTCTGTCGGAACCGTTCCGAACTCGCCTTTCACATTTCGGATCTTGAATTTAATCGGAGATTTTGCGTCTGTAGTAATGATACCCCAGTTCGATGAAGCGTCAAATATATCATACAAAACATCTGTTCTGGGCGTGTACGAGAACCATACTCTTTGCCATTTATTGGCTACCAATGAACGATCTGAAGATTTACGCAATGACGTGTTATCATTGTCATTACCGGTCCCATTCGGCATTCCGTCGAAACCGTTATTTACATCATCATTCCAAATGCAGGCAACTTCAGGATTTACTTCCAGACTGATTATATATGTGTATCCTCGAGGGATGTAGATTTTCTTCACGCCAGTGTCGAAATAAATTCCTCGCCCCCATGAATTGGAACCGATCTGAGCCACACACGTCCAGGTGTTTGATGCTTTATCATAAGAAAACGTTGATAATCCATTATTTTTGATCATCCCTACGGGAATTAAGTTTCTTCCACCGATTTTTAGATTGTCGATCTTATTATTCGCACTATCGGCAGTGCTCTTAGCCGTGTTTGCTGTGGACGCTGCATTGGACGCAGTTGTTTTTGCTGTGTTAGCTGTACTATTGGCGGTATTGGCAGTTGATACGGCATTACTTGCGTTGGCGTTGGCGTTATTAATTGCGTTTGCCAAGACAGGATTTGTTGTGGTTGTGTTTCCATTGCTGAATGTGATGTGTGATCTTGTCCAGATATATTTTCCGGACTCCCAGTTGGGCTGAGTATCGGACCATGAACCACCGGCCTGAGCAGTATTTGATGTTGATTTATACCACTGATCTTTGATGGTGGTAACGCTCACGCCCTGAGGACCAGTAGATCCAGGGTTTCCCTGTGGTCCTTGAGCACCTGTCTCTCCTTTAGGTCCAGTTGGTCCCTGAGGTCCAGTAGCTCCTTTGTCGCCTTTGGGTCCCTGAGCGCCCGTGTTTCCATATACAGCCAGTAATAACACTGTCGTCTGATTCGTGTTATTCGTATAGTTGATTACTTCTTTCTGCCATAAGTACTTATTCGTAGCGTCAAGAGTGGGCATCGTAGTCGATGTGATGTTTCCTGCACTGGGCGCTGTCTGAGATGTTGTCCTGGCATAATAATAAGTTATCGACTTGATACCGTTACCTGTAGCGCCCTGAGCTCCGGTGTCACCAATCGATCCTTTATCTCCTTTTTCACCCTTGATCAGCGACCAAGAATAGTCTGAGTAAGACGTGCTTTCAGTTCCTGTTGTTTTATTATACGCAAAACCAATATACTTCTTGCCGCTTGGATTATCGGACATACCAGAAGTAGGTGAATCAGCATATTTGACCCATGTATAATATGTTTTACCATCAGCGCCTTTCACTCCTTGGATGCCCTGTGGTCCCTGAGGTCCGGTAGCGCCTTGCGGCCCCTGAGCGCCAGTTTCACCTTTGGGCCCGGCGGCACCTTGTGGACCACGAGCACCCTGGGCTCCGGTATTACCTGTTATGCATACTCCGTTTTCAGAAGGCGTGAATTCGGTACGATCATCTCCGTAGGTTACGAAATTTCGTCTCCAAATATACTTACCCTCTGTCCATGTGGGCTGGCTGTTACTCCACGAACCACCAACTAAGGATGTTGGGGATGTGGATGAATAAAACTGTTCGAGTGTTGATTTGATTGTGTTATCTATTGTGGCTGCTTCTTTTGAACCAATCCGGAAATTGCTGACATTAATATCTAACATATCCGTCACTGGATTAAATTCCAACGATGAATTTTTACCTTTAAGTTTGAATACGCCATCGGCATACATCTGAATTGGAGATTCTTTCTTACTTGTAAGAGCCCCGTCACCAAGCCCAAGACCGGTGGTGGAAATATAAACACCGCTTGTTGGATCATTAATAGCCAGCTTGCCACTATAGATGGCATTTTGACTCATATCAAACTGGGCAATTTTAGCCTGGAATGCAGACAGATCAACGACATCTATAGAGGCAGCCTGAACCTTCTGTCCGTTCACTTCTGCCTCAGATACGCCATTTGCGATATTAATTGCTTTGACAATGGAGTCCTGACCATCCGGACCGGTGATGATAAGGCGCTCGGTCTTAATCGTACCGGCTACAATAGAATCTGCATTGATAGACTTGATCTTCGCTGCTTCAATCGTCGCATCAGCAATCTTAGCGTTTGTTACAGCTCCTTCATGGATTGCTGCAGTGCCAATAGAGCCATCTTTGAGGACACCTTTTTCAATCCATGCATTATTTACATTTGCAAGGTCTATGTTTGCTTTTTTAGCATCAATTTCCTCAACATTCTCTTTAACTACATCCAGTTCCTTAATAGATGCATACGTGATTTTTGCAGTCTCCACATCTAGTTTGTTGATCATCGCTCTGTCAATCATTACCAACTGTGCGTAATACCGTTCCATTTCTTTTGTCTGCGGGCCTTTATAATCTGCATTGGTTTCTTCTTCTGACAGGCCGACAGCTTCAACTGAATATGTAAGACCGCCATCGTATTCCCAATCCAGTTTCATGATAGGAACCTTATATGTGTTTCCAAACAGATCTGTTACGGTCAGGATATCCCAAGGATCCAGTCGGGGATCTCCCAGCATTTTCAATGTACCTGGCATATAGGAGAAATTTTTGAAAGATGCCAGGATCTTGTTGAGTACTGCCTGTGTCATAAACGGATTTGACAGTGATATGCTTCTTGTTCCAGAACCTGCAGTTATCGAAATACTTGTTCCGTTCTTATTCTCTCCGGTGGCACACACCATTCTAGTCACATTGAAAGCATAATCGTTATGTTCAAAGTTTCCCCAGTACCGTCCTGCTCCTATTTTATATGCTGAATCCACATAGGTGTGTAGCTCGATCTGACCTATACGGTTGCAAACCGCAAACGCCCCATAAAGCTGGGCCACGTAGGAAAGCACTTCCCTGCAACTATATCCTTTCGGCACTTTCATAGATATCGCAGTTAATCCGGTTGTCACTATTGGCACACCTGTGATTTCTGCAATCTTCTTCAGTACTGCCACCGTATTTGTAGTTGTGCCATTCATGGAAAACGTCCGCTCTGTGTTCATCATACGGTCGTAAGCCGTGAACGTGATCTGATCATCCGTTTTTTGGGACTTTCCTGCTGTAAAATATCCCATGGGGATATATTCTGTTTTTCCGTTCACGTCCATACCAATCTGAAGGAGCATTTCTGTTCCTTCAACTACCAGTCCTTTGCCAGGAATTGTCACTTCTATGTACTGTGACATGGTAGAACCCAGAGAAAAATCGTCTTCTCCTTCAGAACCTCCGGTGAATTTGATACTTCGTACGGTTGTGATGGATGTTTCTCCATAGGTGAGTAAACATTTAAATGTTCTGGAATCCTGCTGTACCAAGGTTCCAAATGCAGTTGTTGACTGATACACAGGACCGCCTCCTTACTCTGTCAGCATGAAATCAATGACATCCAGTTCAGCCATGGTCAGTGAATCATATTTCGGATCTTCGTCACATTTCTCGACTACTGAGATGGAAACAGTATGAATCTCCACCTCGGTCTCAATATTCAGAAGTTCACTCATATCCTTCCCAAATCTTTCTTTGTCTTCCATGATATAGCAGTCGTCTTCCGTCATGATCTCACCATTTTCATCTTTCTTGGCGTATCTGCGGATCAATTCTTCCCGTTCCGCAGTGTAAGCTGACGCAGCCTCCTGGACTGCTGCCACGTTCTTCTTGATCGCATACGCCAAACGGACTGGCAAGCTCTTTTTTTTCATAGATACGCAAGTATTTAAAAAGTCTACAATTTCTTTGTTTTGCATTTTCATTGTTCTGTTCTCCTTATTTTCCGATCAGTGTCGCCCCTACTCCTTTGTATGTTTTCACACCGTCCACATAACTGTATACCGGATAGGATGGTGTGTTTGAGTAGCATCTCTTTGTTATCCGGGAATTGCTTCCAGGATCCGTAAATGTCACATTAAAGAAAGCAGGGCTGATTGCTGCATCAATCTTGGCAG